GAAAACGGTCATGATCGTGATGGATTGGGTTCAGAAGAGAATTATTTCTGGAAAACAGCAAAAGAAAGAAATGATGTTGAGTCATTTGGTGATATTGGAGTCGGAAATACTGCAATTACAGGAAATATTGAGATAAATATCGAACCAGAGTTAGGTTAATCACTTAAAATCGTTGATTTTTTGGCATTTTTTGAAGAATGTCGATTTTCAACGATTTTTTTATGAAAACGTGTCTAAATAATTGATAAATTACAAAAAAATGACTGAAAATACTTCTAAAAATGAGTCTAATCAAAGAATTTTGAAAGAATTGATGTATGATGAAGGTGAATCTCTTCATGAAGAGGAAAAAGATCAAAAAGAATTGTTAAAAGAGTCATAAATAAATAAAAACTGTATTCAAAATGGCAATCACAAGGATATCAAGGTCGTTTAAGGACATTAGTTTGTCTTTTGAGCCTCATCCTGTGACAAAAGATCTGCCTGTTCTCAAAAATGAACGTGCTATCGCAAGATCTGTGAGAAATATTGTTGAAACTATACCAACTGAAAAGTTTTTTAACTCATTATTTGGATCTGACGTATATCGTAGTCTTTTTGAGTTTGTAGATTTTGGTACTGCAACGATTATACAAGATCAAATCAAGACTTCACTCAAAAACTTTGAAAGAAGAATCAATAACGTGAGAGTTGAAGTTGATCCAAGACCAGATGATAACAATTTTGAGGTAACTGTGATTTTTGACATTATAGGTCAAGAGTTTCCAACACAAGAATTTTCCTTTATACTCGAAGCAACCAGATAAAAATGCCTAATACAAAGTTTACAAATTTAGATTTTGATCAAATCAAATCACAAATAAAGAGTTACTTAAGTTCGAATAGTGATTTTTCAGATTTTGACTTTGAGGGATCAAACTTTTCTGTATTGATTGATACACTTGCTTATAATACTTACATTACTGCATTTAACTCAAATATGATTGTGAATGAGTCTTTTCTGGACTCTGCAACGCTTCGTGAGAACGTTGTTTCACTTGCACGTAACATTGGGTATACACCACGATCAAAGACTGCTGCAAGGGCAGAGGTAGCGTTTAAACTCAAGTTATCTCCAAGCAATCCACCAGATACAGTTGAATTAAGAAGAGGACTGGTTTGTGTCGGATCTGTAAATGATAGTTCATATACATTTGCAATTTCAGAGAACGTAACCAAATTGGTAGTTAATGAAGGAGATGCATCAAATCCAAGTTATGTTGCAAATTTTGAGAATTTACCAATCAAACAAGGAACATTTATCACAAAGCAGTTTAAGTTCGATAATTCATTAGATCAAAAGTTTATATTAGATAATCCATCGATTGATACATCAACTCTTCATGTATATGTCAAAAAAGATGAGAATACTTCAGGTTTAGGAATTGAATATTTTGTTTCTGATTCATTAAATGATGTAGATCAAACATCAAGAGTCTTCTTTTTACAAGAAGTCAAAGATGAAAAGTATGAAATTCGATTTGGAGATGGTTTATTAGGTAAAAAATTAGGATCAGGTGTCGGTGATGATGGTGTAATCATAACTGCAAATTATCTTGTCACT